TCGTTCCAGTCGCCCCCGCAGAGCGGCAAGCGCTCGCCTGCCAGCGTTACGTATCGATTATCTCCACCGTAATCTCCGCCAGGTGAATCCGGGTACAAGATCAGGGCTTCGGCAAGTTCCGGAACTGTTAGACCAGACTCGGCAGCAAGGCTTGTGAATCCGGTTGATCTTCCGCTGGATCCATCGTCTGTAACGGTCCCTGAAATCAGCGTGATCTTGCTGTTAAGATAATCATATTTCAGCGTGCCGGCTGTTCCTGGATCCACCAAGTTTCCAGTCGCTGCGTCGATTGCCTTCCAGGAAGTGCTGTCTGATCCCAGTGAAACAGTAGAGAGCATGCTGTTCGCGTATGGGATGATCTGAATCTCCCCGTCCTTCAGACGAAGACCTGCGCACCACTCGTACACATTCCCATTCATATCTGCGATGCCGTCTGGAAGCCAGTTATGGTTCCAGGTTGCAGGGCCTGAACCGACGGCAGTCCTCGTAATCCTGTTGGAGCTGTCGACTGCCATGCCTGTGCCTTTTTCGTGGACATAGCTATGATCCTTGCCGTAGTTGTTGTTACCTCTCGGCATTGTGCCATTCTTCTTTGCCCAGAGAGCGATCTGAGCCCAGAGAGAGAAGGGCATCAAGCCCCATCCAGCTCCCTTATTTCGGCACATTGTCACCGAGGTATCGAAGTTTATGGTGTGCTTCGGTTCCCTGTATGGCAGGGAGTAGGCCCGGTTATTATAGACGATATTGATAAATTTCGAGACATACATAGTCTTCTCATTTCCGTCTACGATGGAGCCTGGGTGGATGATCTCAGAGCCTCCGAAAAGGTCCGAGTTCTTCTGCTTTGGCCATGCGACCATGACGGAAGGCATCCCGATGTCATCAAGGATCACGGTGTTCTTTCCTCCGGAAAGCGCCTCGACCGCCAGTTTAAAATCATCAAAATTTGCCATAGTCTTCTACCTCTCTTCCCATAAAACGAGGGTGCAGTTGTCGATGTCGAAGGGCACCGGCACCATCTTTGTCTCGTCGTCCTCGACCACGTCGGTATATCTCCTGGCCGGGATGATGATCTGCGCGACATAGAGATCGCCGGCAGCTGCACCGACTACCAGATCCCCGAAGGAATCCCTGCAGATATCAATGGTCCGCAGCTCGTCCGCCTCTCTTTTCTTCAGGTTGATCATCAGGGATCCATCCTCGAAGTCTATGCTGTTTCCAGTTACTTCATATTCGACCACGTTCGTCGCGGTCTCCGGGACTTTTACAATGTTCATTTTCTACCCTCCATCTGTCTGCCTAAATGCACGGCCTCCATGGTCCTGCGGGCTATCACCTCGACAGCCTCCCGGTCTTCCGGGCGCCTGCTGGCTCCAAACTTCGCGGCCACGTAGGCCTCGTGCCTTCTTTGCTCTTCGGATTTAATAATAATGTTAGCCATCAGTATCCTCCCTGAATTGCGCAGCGGACCTTGACGCTCGTGGCGGCTCCGGTGTACGCGATCTTAAAACCGTTTAAGAGCTTGTCGGTGATGATGATATCCCCGACGCCGCCCCCTGTGGACTGCATGACCTCAACAAGGACCGTATAATCCTTTTTGTTGCGGTTGGTCGCGAGCGGCACAGTGGTCACCGAGTCATTGAACGGATACGCCAGCGAGTTGGTCAGCGTCACCTCGATGAACTCCCCGGCCAGACCATCAACGAGGGCCTTGAGCCAGCGGATCTCCGCAGCGTTCTCTGATCCCATCATGATCGCCTGCAGGGCAGCCAGGTCCATCTTGTTCTGGTTGTTCGCATTGACCGGCGTCCCCGGCTGGATGATCTCTCCGGGCGCTCTCTCTAAAGTGTAGAGGTCGTCCGTGAGATGTGTCAGCCTGACGCGGTTGGGGTACTCGACAACATGGTCGAGCCAGTTGATCGGGTCTCTCATGTTTTTCGCCTCCTATTCTTCTTCCTGGACGATCCGGATCGTGAACCGGTACATGATACCGGCCGGATAACTCGCCTTGTTGAGCGTGATGTCCGTATTCTCAGCCCACATCGTTCCACTGTTGTCGTAGAGGCGGATTCCCGTGATGGTGTCCGGGCAGTCCTCACCAAAGAAGACGTAGATGCCCAGGCGGCCATCCGACAAGGTCTTGATGTCGTGAATGCTGACCCTTGACCAGGAGCCGCTGCTCCGGTAAGTCGCATAAGCGATGTCCCTGGCGATGAAGTTCTTGATATTGGTCAGCCCGTTCGTGATTGTCATCATCGGTCGTCTTTCCTCCTATTCGTTTTCGGTGTTAATTTCTCCGGACAGCGGCATGATGGTCTGGCCGGAACCTTCCCCGGATGAGAGGTCGATAATGGTTCCGTCTGAGGCGTATGCTGTCGACAGGAAAGGCAGGGTCCCGCACAGTGGTGGGTCTGTCTTGTAGGCGCTTTCACCTGTCTTGAGCTTCAGGGTCGTCTTTTCCTCAAAAATCAGGGCGTCAAACCGTGACCGGACATTTTTGATGCTCTCGATGAAGGAAGCGAATTTTCTCATCGCCTCCGCTGCTTGGCCGTCACCGATCGAGAGCACCGCTCTGAAGTGATAAGGATCCCCTTCGTAGGTGTACCACTCTTCGATATCTCCATAACCGAAGGCGGCAACCATAAGCTCCTTGACGGAGGAAGTCGTTCCGGCTTTTCCATACCATTTCAGAGTATTTTTTATAATTGTTTTTTTTGTTTCAACATCGAGCGTGCTGTCGTAGTACATGGTCCGCATCTCGGCCGCCAGATAGTCAAGGACCTTTTCCTGGACGTTGTCAAGATTGGCATAGACCTGTGTCTGATCAGTGACGCTCCGGGCCGCATCCAGGGCCGTCTTGATGGCGTAGGAGAGGGCCAGGATCTCCGGCGACTCCTTTTCCGGCCACAGATCAGCGAGCCCGCCTTCATTGATCCTAATCATTCTCTAATCCTCCGTATGTGACGGTCTGGCTCGATACCTTGGCTACACAGCCAGTAGGAACGACAGTGAAGACAGGAGAGGAGATTTCCACCCTCTTGGCGCCCGCCGAGATCACGCGCTTCGTAAGCTCTGAAGGGTTGATGTCCCTGCTGATCTTCTCGCCCTGCCACTTGATGTAGCCAGCTATAGCGTCGGCCACCTGGTTCTGGATCGTGACTGCCTTCACGCTGTCGCTGCTGTTGATATAGTAAGTCAGGTTGATGGCATAGCTCTGCGGAGTCGGCGCTGATACGACCACATGGTCGGTTAGCGGACGGATCTCCGCATCCTCCAAGTAAGCCTGCAGACCAGCAATGACGCCCGCCCCGGGTATCGTGCCATCATCCATGATGAAGCAGATCTGCACGACTGCGTCATCGTCGCTCGTGATCTGGGCGTCTGCGATGGAGGCATTGTAGCTCTTGATCCAGTAGAGATACGCATCATGCGGGCCGGCCACAGAATAACGCGACGGTGCGATAAAAACGCGCTCCTTCATGTCGTCGTCGCTCTCAGCATCAGCCCCGCCGTTGCTGGTATCGACATTGGTGACCTCGTCGATATATGGCAGCGGATCCGAGAGGGTGTTGATCTCTCCAGGTGCGAATCCGTTGCCGACCGCTCCGGCAGTTGCGCAGGTTGCCGGGACGTCGATGTATTCATCGCCCGCAGGGATCTCCGCATATTCTGCGGTCTCGAAATAAATCGAGCCGTCAGGAGTTGCCCTGGTACCGGCAGGAATGCTGGTGGCGCTACCCTGGACTTCGGAGATCGTGAAGCGGAGCATCACCGATGCGGCGGATGCCGGCAGTCTCGTGATCCCCTTGAAGGTCCCGACATTGTCCAAAAATTCCCCGTATGTGTATTTTAAGAGGTTGACCTTGCCGGCCCGGTCAATATAAAGGTATGCCTGAAAAATAACGACAGCGCAGGCATAGAGCAGGATCGTCATCGGATCCGCCCGCTCAAGCGTGAGAGGATCCCCGGTGATCTCTTCAAACTTCTCCTCGTAGGCCTTCACCATCATGTCTTCCAGCCCTGTCAGTGTTATGCCGTCGATAAAACTGATATCGGGCATGTTTTCGAGTTCCGCGATCATCCTGTCCTCCTTCCTATCTTCACAGTCAGATCCATGTCGCCGTCAGGCGTGCCCTCTGCGGTCGCGCTGATCACCCGGATGCCCGGAATAAACTCGTCGACCTTTTCGGCCAGCTCCGCCACGAGGGAGTTGACGACGACGGGCTGTGGTTTTGATAAAGTTCCCAGAGGGATCCCGAATCCCCGGCTTCCGGGGATGGTCCCTTCCACGGAGATGATGAGGGCCATGATCTGGTCGTGGTAGATCTCCAGCTGGATCTCTTCATCAGATTTCAGTGTGATATCACCAATTTCAGCCATTCTCCTCACCTCCTATGTGTATTCTCTGAATGTCACATCAAGGGTAGCCTTCGCAAGCTCCCCCATGTTCATGACACGTTCCCAGGCCTCGCCGACGCTGACGATCCGCATCTTGTTGGAGCCGACCGTCTTGCCGCCGACCACCAGGTAATCGACCGTTCCCTTCTCGCAGGCCGCCGCGATGGCATCCATGGTCTCCCTGGGCTTTACGCCATGTTCGGCGGAGAGGGTAATGGTCATCTTGACGTCCTGCGCATCGGGCCCACAGAATTCAGCCTTCGGCTTCTTTCCGACGATCTCGTGTTCCTTCCAGCGCCCTGCGACCTCCCTCTTCATGTCTGCGAAGGGCAGGAGCTTGTTCGCGTTGGCAGCAAAAACGATCGTATTCCCGAAGCAGCCGAGTCCTGATGGCGGCACGTACTTGGCGGCGCTCTTCTGGGTGGTATTCTTGCTTTTCGTTTTCTTTGACGAGGCGCTCTTGGTCTTTCCTTTTTTCTTCGTGGTCTTCGTCTTGGCACCACTCTTTACGACGTCGACCAGCTTCGCCTTTTTCTTTTTCTTCTTCTTTTTGGCCACGTGATCACCTCCTTACGATCCGTGGACTTCGCCGTCTAAGACGATCTTCGCCGCGTGGATCGTGATGGTCCCGTTCTTGTACTGGATGTAGGCCTCGCCGGCCTGTCTGGCCAGCTCCTTCCTGAAGACATTCTTCCCGGTCACCGCGGACCGGTTATCATCGTTCCAGTATTTGCCCAGGCAGATGCCGGCAGCCATACCATTCGGAAAATGCAGGACGACCACATCATCCCCGACAGCCGGCATCTTGTACTCGTCATCCAGGGAGAGGCAGGGAAACATATCTGTGACCGACTTGTCCCGGTCTTCATACACGACAGAGACCATGCCTTTGTTGTAGTCCACGGAGCTGACTTCTCCGATCCGGATCACATCATCCATGATTTCCTCCTATCTGGCAGTCAGGCGCTTCTGACACTTGTGCATCTCGACCTTCTGCTCTATACCTTTGGCGGAGAGTGAATAGGTCACTTTGTCCACGTAATACTTGCCATCAGCCTTGCCGAGGCCCTTCACTGTGACCGTCGCAGTCGCAATGATCTTCGGATTCGGCCAGATGGTCCCGGACAGGACCGTGGCGCCCTCATTGGCCTTGTTGACCTGGGCGGCCGCCTTCCGCTTCCCGTCCTTGAGACTGCTCATCTGCTCCGTGATCGCGAGGGTCCGGTTGCCCTTGGCGCCTTTCTTCCGGAATCCGATGTACCCTTTCAGGGTCTTCTTTTTCTTCTTGCTGTTCTTATAGGCGAAGGATGCGCCGGTATATGTCCCGGTCAGGGTGTCCGTAAATTCCCAGTCATCATCGACGAAGCTCTCCCGGTTCAGGGTGGCGATCGCCTTCTTCCTTTCGTACCGGCCCTTGTCGAAGATGATGATCTTGCCAGCGAAGGCCTTCATGCCCAGACCGTACTTCTCACATATTTCGTAAAGGAACGAGCTGTCGTCCTTCTTGCTCTGCTCGTAGGATGACAGCTGGATCTTCTTCGCGTCATATGTCAGCTTCAGCTTGTACCTCTTGCAGATCTTCTTGGCAATCTGCCGGATGGTGATCTTCTTCCAGGTCTTCGTCCGGTTCCTCGTCCTGAAGGATGAGGCTGCCGGCATGGCCAGGCCGGAGAAGGCAGCCTCCAGCGGGCCGCCTTTATATCCGATCTCGTCAAGGATAAAAGTACCGAGCGGGAGCTTTGTGCTGCTGTCGGCGCTTTTCCAGTTTGTAAAGATCAGGTTTCCCTTGATCTTGTCGCCCTTCTTCGGGTACCAGGAAGAGAGCCACTTCATGTCGATGTTCTGAAGGGTCAGCTTGATCGTGTCGCTCTCACCGCTTGCGATGTCTGCAAATTCCAGGGACTTCATGTAGTTACTGAGTACGGTCTTCACATTTTTCCCGTTAAAAGATATATCTGGGGAGACCTGTCTCGGGTCGCTCATTCTGCATCCTCCTCACTTTCGTCGGCGCTGTAGTCGTCCTCGTCTTCAGTGTCCTCGTCGTCGTCATCATCGACTTCCACATCTTCGTCAGTCTCGACGTCGCTGTCGTCCTCGTCGTCTGAGTCGTCGTCCACGGTCCTCCAGAAGGGAAGGTCTTCATCGACTTCCTCCGGAGGATCCGGCAGGACGATCTCAGTCCCGGCAGAAAAGACGAGGATGTCCAGCAGCGACCAGTTCGCCTCGATCAGC